TCAAATTGCCAATATTGTCGTCAAAGACGGCGCAGCTACACCCCTGGATCACACTTTTATACCGACCGCAACCGCGCCTAAAGCCATGTACCGCGAAGGGATTTCTAATCTCCCGCTGGTAGGCCAAGGCCAGGTAATGATCGGCAGTGCTGTCCCGGGCGCAGCTTTACAGCGCGTCAAGATGACCCTGGCTCTGCCTGCCCTCGAGACCGTAACGGGCCAAAATGCAGACGGTTATACCGCTGCTCCGCGTGTTGCGTATACCAACACAGTTCAGGTGGAATTTCTCCTCCCGAGCCGTGGTACTGCGCAACAGCGGAAAGACCTTCGCGTTATGCTCTCCAATCTGCTAATGAACGGTCAGGTCGTCGACGCTGTCGATAACTTGAACGCTCCTTACTAACAGGGGAACTCTACTATGATCTGCGATCTGGTAGGCTCTAGCTACGCTTCGCGTGTTAAGAGCAAAAAACGCAAGGGCTTTTTTGACTTGTGGTCTCGACGAGAGTCCGACGATGTGATCTATGAGATCTTACATCGTCTGGGTTTTAGTGATGTTGTGGATGCTGCAAATAGCGCTGAACAGCGCCGTCTGTATGCAACCTTCACTTCCTTACCCAAACTCGATCTGCAATCTGCTCCGCTAAATCTGATACAGGCGCATGCTTTGTTCCAAAAGAACGCAGACATGCTTGCCCCAATCGATAGAGTGGCGGTTGCTTATGAATCCTTCCTAGAGTCCGAGCGCTCATGCGCCCAGATCAACTCTGAGATGGCTTCGGGTCGCTTGACTAAGGATCCGGTTTTGGCGCATATCGTACATGTGGCTCAACGCTACATCGCGACTGTGCTGGGACCGGTCCCTGGTTTAGGTGACCTTGAGTGTGACTTCGGCCCGGGCAGTTCAGCCAGTAATAAAACAACTGGAGGAACGACGGCTCGTTGGAAGCTATCGTCATCGTGTACTATATCGACGTCGGCGTTCGCAGAGTTTGCGGCGCTAAGGGCATGTTACCCTCGCTGGCTGCTTTTTAAGCAAGCCGTGCCGGTGATTGGGTTGCTCGACTTCGTACCCAAATCTTTCAAGACTGACCGATCCATTATGGTCGAACCCCTGCTGAACACTTTTGTTCAGAAAGGAATTGGCCGTTGGATGAAAAAGCGTCTGTACCGTCACGGTATTGACCTTACGGACCAGTCCGTTCAGCGTGAGCGAGCCCGCGAGGGATCCGTCACTGGGCGCTGGGCAAC